GACCGCTGACGGTCCCTCCTGTATTCACTGAGCCGTGGATGCGTCCGTTGTTTACCATCTTCATCCATCCTTGGCGTCCCTCCGAGAGTTGGCCAAGCCGTTTAGCTACCAACAGATACTCAAGGAGCGCTAGGCTCTTCTTCCTGTTTATCTCTCGGAGCACAAGCTCATTGATGGCTGGTCGTTTCCCTTCGTAATACTTGGGATCCCACCCGTCAGCCATAAGGCGCTCTGCGATCTGGTCCCGTGAGGAGGGATTGAACGGAACAGACTTTGTCCTCATCGGCCCCTTCTCGATCTCAGCAGCCTTGTAGCCAGCCGCAAGGGCTTCCTTCTTGGTCTCCCATTGCTTCATATCGTCGGTGATCCACCAAGGGCGCTTAGTGGCAATGACCTTCGGAGGGAATAGTTGTTGTAGATCCTCCTCGAGAGTGACTCTCCGAACAATAAGCTTCTGTAAGAGTTGCTCAGCCGCATCCATGTCAAACGGAAACCCATTCCACTCTTGCTGACGGATGGCCGTTGCAAAGTCCATCTCAAGAACAAGGTCTTGGTCAGTGGGTGTTCGGCCTTGCATGAGGTAGGTAAACAAAGCCTCATTCACAACTACATCTTGAACGCAGTAGTCCTCCATCGCTTCACTCCATCTCTCCCAAGACTCGGTGGCACCATGGTCATCCTTGTGGACTCCGAGGCGCATGCCCCAAGACTTCAACGAGTGCGAGCCTCGTAGGAAAGTTGGGAGTTTCGCCTCGGTCCAGTCTTCCTTCTTACGATCAGGGTGGTTGAGCCGAGCAAGGACCATCGTGTCGATCACACGGTCATGGGTAAAACCATAAAGCTTCTTGAGTGCAGGTAAGTCAAACCCAATGCCGTTGTGTGCAACCAGGCAGTCAGCCTTAGCGAGTCTTTCAAGGGCCTCTGGGATCGTGTCCATCTCAGAGTTGTTCCGGTATCGGTGAGTCCCTTCATTGTCCATGATGACAATACAATGAACAACCTCGAGGTCACCCAGAGTCTTCCACTCCTTGATGGCGTTTGTTTCAATATCAAATACAGCAGTGTTCATCATTTTAAAATGGGTTGCTGGTTTGAATAAGGTGCGACTCGGCAAGGTTGCCAGTCTCGTTGTCATAGGTCAGGGTGCAGGCAATCCCAGTCTCACCACTGAAGCGGTTCTTAAGGACGCGCACGGTTGTCTTGTTGCGGTCCTCAACCTCTTCGGCTTGTTGCGCCCTTTCCAGTCCCAAAACCATGTCAGATAACTGGGCGATTGCCTGGGAACCTCTGAGATCTGACAGACTGACTGCGCGTCCGTCTTCATGGCCTCGGCCTTCAGGACGCTTCAGATGACTCACAAGTAACATGGCGACCTTCGTCTCCTCAACAAGCGAACGCAGTGCGGTCATGGTGTTGTCAATAAGCCTGCGCTCATCACCGTTACCGATTCCACTGACAACAATGCTGATATGGTCAAGCACCACGAAGTCAACGTCATACGTCTTGATCATGAAGCGAATCCGATTGAGTAGACTGTCTGACGCCAGGCTACCGAAGTGATCATAAACGTAAAAACGACCATTGCCTACGGTTGCCTTGAAGGCCTCGTTGAACTCATCATCACGCTCAAACGGAGCGAGGTGAAGGCACTTGCCCATCTCCAGCCCAACCAACGACAATGCTGTGCGCTCTACTGACTCCTCAAGGGCAATATAGCCAATGCGCTTGTCAGTTGTCTTCATGAGGTGGTGCGTGATGATCCGGCACACTTGGCTTTTACCAATACCACTACCAGCGCACAACGTGACGATCTCAGAGTGCCTGAGGCCATGCGTTATCTTGTTAAGGCCCTCAAAGGGATACTCTAGGGCCTCAACATCTTGGTGCTCAGCGATCTTGTCGTAGATGTCTGCGCCTGCCAGGATGTCATCAGGCCTCCAAAGCTTCGCGTCAAAGATCCCATCGATGATTGCTGCCTTGTTCTTGCTCAATAAACAATCGTTAGCGTCCTTCATAGGCAGATGGGCAACCTTACACTTACCCGCAGGAAGCAGATGGGCCACCTCCTCGACTGCCTTACGGCCTTGCTCATCCATGTCGAACATAAGGACAACCTCCTTAAAGCCAGAGAGCCACTCAAGGTGACGCTTGAACATCGCCTTGGCCGACTGTGAGCCAGCGCCAAGCGAAACAACAGGGTATTTCCCCCCGGTGGCCACGGAGACTGACATGGCGTCTATTTCTCCTTCAGTTACAACAATCTTAAATCCAGGCGTAGGGTTCGCCCATATGTTCTGCCCAAAGAAGTGGTCAGGCTTGCCCGAACACCGAAACTCTTTGTTAGCGTATCGATACTTTTGAGCAATCTTCTGTCCGTCAATGTCGTAGTAGTTTGCGATATGGCATTTGTTGCCATTGTGGAAACCGACCTGATACCTGTATTTACGACAGGTAGCTTCGTCGATGCCTCGGGATTCGAGGGCTTGGTAGGAACCCTCAATGAAAGGGAAATTTTTATTTGTGTTGTCCATTACTATCATGGGAGATTGTTCAAAGTCTCCCGCTTTAAAAACTCCACAAGAAAAACACTTAGTGGAGTTGTCTTCGTTTATTGTTAATGCGTCACTGCTCCCACAATCGGGGCAGGGTTGATGATTCAACAAGGCGGTAGGTTCAGCCATTCTCTTGGTATTGCTTGTGCACACCACAAGAATCCATGCTTGTCACACCAATCACCATAAGTTGTCGAGCTCTTTGAGTTCAGTCTTAGGTTTGCGTTCTGGAACACAAAACGAAGATCCACTTGCGGGTGCTGCTGACGAACTAATAAATGCTTGGATCTGTCCGAGGGCTCGAAGTATCCTTTAACTTCCAACATAATACCACTAGGCAGTATAAAGTCAGGAGTATAGGTGCAGAGTCTCGTATACTTTAGCTTTTGACTCTCGTAGGTGTAGTCAACCCCAGCCCCCTTGAGGGCTAGGGCTACACGTTCCTCGAGTTTAGAACGAAAAGGCGTCTTCGTCCGCCTCTTGTGATACTTCCGGCGCTTCATCATTAGTGAGCTCGTTGGTAAAAGCCTCTCCCCCAGAGAAGCCATCAACAGCATCAAAGAGTTTGTCTTTGGATGAAAACTCCTTTAGGTCAATGATTTGAACACTACGCAAGCGCAGCGTCATCCCAAAGCCTTGACTTGAGACATACCAGAAGTGTGGCTCGACTGCCATTTTTATGGTAGAACCAGAACCAACAGCAGGCATTTGGATCTTGGTCCCTTTGGCGTTGTAAGCAGCTACACGAAACTGAAGAAGGCCTTTCGTCGCCGTTTGCTTCAGTGCGTCCTGCTTGGCGTAGATCTCAAAGCTTCCCTCGTCGGTAACTCTGAGCGGGTTTGATTTTGCCTTTTTGAGCTCTTTGTCTTTAGCGGCACACTCAGCTTTATAAGCCTTTTCATACAGCTCATTAATCTGGGCACTAAACTCGTTAAAGTCAGCTTCTTCGACATGCAAGCGACACTGGTAAACTCCATTATCATTGAAGCGAGTGTCAGGGGTTTGAAGGTGTGGATACACGGCCTTCCCTGCTGGTGTTACGATTACTTTACTCATTGTTCTTTTTTGTCTTTGTTGTTTTTGGTTAACTAAAGAAGTATTTTGACTCCTTTATCTTGTTTATCTCGGCGTCACCAAACTCTGGTGGCACCGGGAAATCTAAATCTGGATGTTGTTCCGTTAATTGCGTGCGCCATTCATTCAACAGATCACGAGAGAAGAAGTCAACAAAAACCTCCCTCAATGTTGAAGAAAGTGCATCACACTTGTTTGCATGGGTTCCATAACTGTCATGGATGAACGAGAAATCGTAGATTCCATGGTTCTTGTTGGCACGCACTATAGTCTCGTGGAGGGCTGACGCATCCAGGCTATGCACAACATTAGGGGATGCACCATTCACCATTCTTCTCCTACTGATAATCTCATCGTCGTCCTCACGGAACTTAACGCACGTAGCCTTCCCACTGATATACGTGTTCACTTGTTGGTTGTGGACCTTGTAATACTCTTGGTGCACAGGAAACCCAGTAGGCGATATCCACGACAAGGCACGATTCTCATTGGCAATCAAGCGGGTGCACTCTTGGAACCAGTCCATGCACTCCTTAGGTTTCTTAAGGACCGACTCGATGCCCCTCCAAACGTGCTCGGCAAGCATGTGGATTGCGTAGTATCTCTTTTCGTCAGGGAACGGTTTAGTCCGCTTCTTACCGTGGATCTGTTCGTCATACCATTCGTTGATGTATGCACGATTAGAATACGGAGTGAGCCCGTAACTATAGCACATTACAGGACGTTTACAGCTGACTCGATCTATCCCAAATCCTACCCAAGCACGCGCCAGTTCATCCCCAGCAGCAGCCTGGGTCTCTAAGGTCTTAACAGCATTGGACGCAACAACCCCATAGATGTCCTGAGGTGTGGTTGTTGGTAGAACATTCGTTGCTTCCATCCCATACGGATCACGAGTGAGCATAGAGAGGATCTGTAGGCCATTGTTAGAGGCGTCCATGTTCACAGGGAGTGCACTGTTGATCTTACCATGAAGCTTGTAAGCCGCCCATTCGTTCACCCAAGCAAGGAAAGACCAAGGCTTGTCTGCCTCAGTCCACAACAACTCACGCTCAGGTGCTTTGGCAATCTTGATGGCATCCTTGGTGAAGTCTTCAGCCCAGACCCAGCGCTCGTGCAGTGTGACCTTGTCGTTACCCCAAGCGTTCGCTCCGGCTACCGCAAGCCACTTCGCATCGTTGTCATTGGCCAAGCGTTCTGTCCGAGCAAACTGAAGGAGCCCTCGACACAGGTCGTTCCCCATCACACTCAGTGATGACGCAATGTTATACACGCGGCCTCGGAAGTCACAGTGACTCGGGTAGAAAAACCGAGAGGCACTGAGCTTCTCGGCTGTGTAGATAATCTTGCTGGTGAGCAGTCGTTTGGACTTGGTGCTGGCATTCCTAGAGTAAATACCAGCGGCCATCTGTCGCCACTTACGGTTACTCTCTTCGTTCGAGTGGAAGTCGTTCGGGATGTCTGGGAGTTGTTCATCCTCCTTACTGGGCAAAGCGCCCACCTCCACGCTGTTCTGCCAGGCCCACTTGGCAACACGGAGCACGGCCGGGTTGATTACCCAGGGCGTCCCTTGGATGAGATTACAGGCCTCCATAGGCACCTCAAGCTTGTCGTTCTCAATGGTCCTCAGGAAGTCCATGTTGGACGTCTTAATGAACGGAAGCTTGGGAAGTGCTGTGCCTGTCGTGTCGTAACCACCCTCCCAGATAGAACCCCAAGGCAAC